GGTTCGATGGCGAGTTTAGCAAATCTTGAATTTGCAGCACATGGAATGGATACTGCGAAAGTAAGTGGACACAAAAAACGAAGAAAGAAAACAACAAAAAGAAAAAAGAAATGACTTGACAATATGTTAAGAATTTGTTATAATTATACTATTAATTAAAAATGAAATGGAGAATAATATGAAATTAAGTGAAAGAACACTTGGTCTTTTGAAAAATTATGCAAGTATTAATCAAAGTATAGAATTTCGTGAAGGGAACGTTCTTAAAACGGTTTCCCCCTTAAACACAATTCTAGCCTCAGTTAAAATAGATGAAGAGTTTCCAAAAACATTTCCGATTTATGAATTGAATCGTTTTTTGGGAACCTTGAGTTTATTTAACAGTCCAGAATTAGATTTTACTGATAATGGAGTTAATATTACAGATGATAAACATGAAGCAGTATATCGTTATTGTGGAAGTAGTTCGATGTTTCAAACACCACCAGAAAAAGATATATCTTTTCCAGATGCAGAAATTAATTTTGAATTGACACAAGAACAATTTAAGAAAACAATCAATGCAGCAAACACTTTGGGTCTTCCAGAAATTGTTGTAGATGGTGATGGAACTGATATAAGAATGCTCGTATCAGATACAGGTAATGTTTCATCAGATAATTTTTCAACCAAAGTTGGTTCAACTGATAAAACATTTCATATGATTTTCAAAACTGAAAATTTTTCCACTATCGCAGAAGGAACATATAATGTTTCTCTTTCATCTAAACGAATTTCACATTTTAAACGAGAGGGTGATTCATTAGAATACTGGATTGCGATGGAGCAGAATTCTACTTTTGATGAGTAACATGTTTTTTATAATATTATGAAAGAATTGATATGACAAATAAACTTTTGTGGGTCGAAAATTATAGGCCCAAGACTATTGATGAATGTATACTTTCCGAAACAATTAAGGGCACTTTATCAGATCTTGTAAAAGACGAAAAGGTTCCCAATCTCATGTTTACAGGGCCGTCAGGTGTTGGTAAGACAACCGCAGCACGAGCACTTTGTGAACAAACAAATTCCGATTACATAATTATCAATGGTTCGGATGAGGGTAGAATGATCGATACCCTGCGAACCAAACTGACTCAATTTTGTTCTACTATTTCCTTTGGGGGAGGTAGAAAGATTGTAATTATAGACGAAGCGGATTATATGAATCCCGATTCTGTACAACCTGCTATGAGAAACTTCATTGAAAAGTTTGCAGAAAATTGTTCATTTATCTTTACTTGTAATTACAAAAATCGAATTATAGATCCAATTCATTCACGATGTGCAGTTATAGATTTTGGATTGGGTAACGAAGAGAAACCACAAATTGCAGCCTCGTTCATGGAACGATGTGTATCAATGTTGGTTTCAGAAAACGTAACTCATGACAAGAAAGTAATAGTAGAATTGATTAACAAACACTTTCCAGATTTTCGGAGAGTGATAAATGAACTTCAAAGATATTCAACTTCAGGAGATATTGATTCTGGAATTCTTGCAAATATTGGTGAACTGAATTTAAATCTATTACTTTCTGCATTGCGAGAAAAAGATTTTCAGAAAATGCGCCAATGGGTCACTTCAAACGTAGACAATGATCCAGTATCAGTATATCGTAAAATTTATGACAAATTGTATGAGGTATTAGAAAGATCTTCTATACCACCAGCAGTATTAATTATTGCAGATTATCAATATAAGTCAGCCTTTGTTGCAGATCAAGAAGTCAATCTTGTTGCGTGTTTGGTTGAATTGATGGCAGAATGTGAGTTCGTATGAATGAAACCTTTCAAAAATATGGTAAGATTTCAATATTTGGAAAACGTATTTTACACGTAGCCTCTCCTGTTCGATGGAAAGGAAGTAAATATGAAGTAGAGCGATGTTCTAACTGGAAAGTAATGATGGACACGGTGAATTTTTTGCCAATGTGTCATCACTATATTATGATTCCAGAAAGGAACACGCTCTCTTCATCAGATAAACTTTATTCGATGGAAAATGTAACAATAATACCTTTTCCATATCCACAATCGGTAATGCAGAATCGTGCTAATTTCGATGGTAGAACATTTTGTAGAATCTTCTCTGGTAGACAAAAAGTAGAATTTCGTCCTGGCGAATTCATTACATTACATACTTCTTCAATTGATATTGATTTTGTATTCTGTCATCAACCAGAAATTCTTACAAATGTTTTATGGAACTTGTTGTCACTTCGTTATGGAATGAACAATACAGATTCCATGTGTTTTTTCCATTGGGTTGATTGTAATGCATCAAGTCCTGCACCAGCCTTTCCCCCAACATTTTTCAGACAATTTGAAGCCATTGATAGGTGTAGTAAGATATTTTTTCATTCTGATATGAGTTTGAAATATCTCATGTCAAATTTTGGAGAAAAGAAACCTCATGTTCTTGTTCCAGAAGAAAAGATTTTGTTGGATAAAATTGCAAAGATGCCACTCAAAGCGAAACCACTTCCTCAAACGAATGGTGAGTATTGGAGTCCACCAGAAGGAAAGAAAATTATTGCATTTAATCATCGATGGAATGAAACAACTGGTGCAAGACAACTCCATAAGATGATGGAAGGATTACCAGAGGAATATTTGGTTCTTGTAACAGATGAAAAAGTTAAAAAACCATTGTCTGGATATTCACCAGTAGATGAAGGTGGAAAATTAGAAGAACTGGAAGGAGATGATTCTGATTCTGTTTATGAACCCGGCCGGTTTAAATATGCATACGAAGGAATCCCAAAATCTCGACTTGGTTCTATGGAATTATATTCCGATTTTTTACGTGGTTCTTATGCATCGGTTGCATGGATTAAAGGATATGCAACATGGAATCTATCAGTACAAGATCCGATTTTAGTGGGAACTCCAACTTTGGTTTATGATTCACCTATGATGAGAGAAGTACTTGGTGATAATTATCCGTTTTATTTTAAAACAAAAGATGATTTTCAAAGAATGATTCAAAATATGCCAAGTGAATTTTCACATTCTGTACCAACACACGATTATACATTTCGTGATAATTTAGTACAAGCCATGATGAATAGTTGGCAACATACTAAAATGAACAAAGAAGGTTCGTTTTGTAAGCCGTGGTTGTATTTTGTTTTGAATGGTATGGAATATAAAAAGGATTTTCTTTTTCAAACACATCCGATTATGGTAGATGCACAAGGTGGAAATTCTTGGGAAACTATTCGTAGATGGTGTTTACAATTTGGTTTGAAAGATGATCCAACTTCTCGCCATACTCGTTTGTTTATTCCAAATGAGGACATGAAGAACAAAGTGGAAAAATATTTAGAAGGTTTTGATGGTACTAAATATTCTATGAAAGAACATGAAGATTTTCATAGTGAATTGAATAAAAGTAATGTGAGATCAACCTTATCAGAGTTTATGACATGACCCCCTTTGAATTTGTAAATCAAATTAATTATGGTAAAAAGAATTTGATGGATGAAACTCCCGAATTAGAAAAGGAGTATAAACAGTATATTATAAATCGTGCATTGAGTTTTAATTACGATACAGTACTTTATGCAAACGAAATGAATGTTCAAAATCACCTAGATTCGAAGCTCCAATTCGACTTTTTTCTAAATACAGTTAGACCGAAGAAACGGTATGGAAAATGGTTGAAACGTGAAAACAATGGAGTTCTCGAATTAATCAAAGAATATTACAAGTGCAGTTATGCGAAAGCAAGAGAATACTCTACTTTACTTAATGATTCGCAACTGGATATTATTAAACAAACAATTGATACAGGTGGTTTGAAAGGACAAAATGAGTGAAACTATCATCCAAGCGATGATTGAAGTGAAATTAAAAGAACCCGATGATTTCCTCAAGGTACGAGAAACCCTTACACGAATCGGGATTGCATCACGCAAAGAAAAAACATTATTTCAGTCATGTCATATCCTGCACAAGCAGGGAAAATATTACATAGTACATTTTAAAGAGTTGTTTGCATTAGACGGCAAGACAACCAATTTTTCTGAAAACGATGAAGCAAGACGAAATACAATTGCCAATCTTCTCACAGAATGGGAATTAATATCTCTTGCAGAACCAGACAAATCATCAGAACCTACAGTGCCATTGAGCCAGTTGAAAATCCTTTCCTTCAAAGAAAAGGATGAATGGGAGCTTACTCCCAAATATAATATTGGGAACAAAAGGGATTCTGATGAGAATGACGAGTGATTTACAATTTTATAAATTATTTTCAAGTGTAAAAGACCCCAAACGAGCCACAGAAGGTTCAGCATGTTTTGACTTGTACTCTTTTTTGCCAGACAATTCGGCAGTTTCGGTTTATATAACCCATTCTGAAGAGTTGGAAATAAGAAATAGATTGGTACAAAATGAAAGGGTGCAAGTCAATCCAAATGAACGAGTTCTGATACCTACTGGACTTATTTTTGATATTCCAAATGGATATTCAATGAGACTACATCCAAGATCAGGCCTCGCATTAAAACAAGGTCTGACCCTAGCGAACAATACGGGCATAATTGATGCTGACTATGTGGAACCTGTTTTTGCGATGATAACTAATATCAGCGGAAACACTCAATATATAAAACACAGCGAGCGTGTTTGTCAGGCAGAACTTTTTAAAGATCATTTATGTGTATTAGAAGAAATAGATGAAAAACCAGACAGAAAAACTGATAGAGATGGAGGATTTGGTTCAACAGGAAAGGATTAATCTTGGTCTATATTATCGAAAAATGGACAATTGCATCCGTACAGGTAGTATATTATATTCCAGATTATTTGCACGTAGTGAATGAATTCGTATGGCAAACAGAAGACAGAGTACCAGAATTTCCACGCATAACTAAATTTTTAGACTATTGGGACAAGAATATTGACGGCCCAATAAAAGAAGTATATATTTACGATCAAGGCCAAAGTGAGGTCAGGGTGGTCGATAGAAAATTTAAAATAAATTGAAAAATTGTCTTGATTTTTGTATCAAATATGATACAATAGACAATAGAAACAAGAAATAAATCTTGTTTCGAGCGCAATAAACAAATAGTTAGCATCGATTAACATTTGTTTATTTCTAATTAACTCACAATAAAGAGGAGTAATATGTTATATGCGCCAAAGGATGTCGATCCTTTAAATCCACGAACTGTTGAGTACTTCCATGTACCGGCAAATAGTCCTGAGTTTACTCAGGAACATTTAGATATTCATGATGCAATTCATAATCCTATGACTGCACCTGAATATTTTACCAGTTTTGGTCATATGGGCCTAGATTATGTTGATTCTGTGTTAATAGAGGAAACTGAAATTGCCAAAGTAAGGGCAATGGGGCAACAGCAAAAATATCGTGTAGGTTATAATAAAGAAGCCGAAGGTATTAAAGCTGATGTTAAAGAAAATGGTTATGATGTAAGAAAGAAAGGAATGTCTGTTGTCATCGATGATGATGATAATATAACAGATATTTTTAGTGGAAACACTATTGATTCTGCTTTAGTTCCTACTAACATCAGCAATCGAATCGTTCATCGGTTTAGGAAAAATAAGAATTTTTCTTATCCTAAATTAACTGCAATAGGTGTGTTTTTGAATAATCTTGAGAAACTATTTGGTCTAGCTTCCATTGAGGATTTGAGATATGCTCTTAAACAAATCCATGCAGAAGGTGGTTTTGGTGTTTTGAAATCAAATGCTTCCCATTCAGCCCAAAAGAAATTTGCAAAGAAATGTAAAACATATATTGCATTTATGCAAAATATTAAGATGTCAGAAGTTGATAATACTGAAACAGACCGAATGATCAATGATTTGATTCAGTCTCAACTTAAAGAAGGTTCTATCATATCGATAACTAATTATGCAGAAGTGTTGGAGTATTTAGCACAACCTGAGAATGGTGGATATGTTAATACACCAACTTGTATGTATGATGCAATGGGAGCATATGGTTCAAAGGTATTCTTTAAGTATGGTTTAGAATATTTTAAACGTAACAATTTAGATCCTAGTGACCCAAATTATTTTGACTTTGATAATGGAGTCTATAATATGATTGTTCATCTTGGAACACCAAATCCTGTTGATCCGATTAAACATTTCTTTCAGAAAGCATATAATTTTTGGAAGGAATATGTAAGAATGTCTGAACATCAGAAGAAACATTTTTATCATCTACCAATAGGACAATTGGAATTAATTCCAAATGGACATTACAATCTTTTGGGTGCGTTTCAACCAGTAAAAGCGGTGGAAGAACTTGCTCCAAAACTTTTTGGTTTTGGTAAGGTTATTTCATTTCCTGTCATTGCTTCTTATTATGAGAGCAATTTTCTAAATAATGGAACAAAGGTAATGGATTTTGTACAACCTATAACTTCTGTATATACAGAAGATAAATCATTTGAATCGGCTTTGACATTAAATGATCTTTTAGATGAAGCTGCATAAATAACTATGGAAACAAAATATAAATTATTAGTGGAAGAAGGTAGTTACGCTGAAGATTCACTAATAAAATTGATTTTTACAGTTTTAAGACATCGCTTCCATCACCTATGTAAAGGTGAAGGATGGCGTGATTGAGGTGCATCATAGTGATGGCCTCGTATAACAACCTCTAGTCCTGTGCTAAGGATAGAGGATTTTTTTGATAACCTCGCTTTTATAAGGAGGAATTATGGTTACATCATTAGCACACCACACTAATCTCACAGCAGGCGATCTTGAACGTTTTATGGGTCTATCCGTAGGATTTGACCGTATGTTCAATCGCATGATGAACTCCCCTACAACTCAACAAGAAAGTGGATATCCACCTTACAATATTCGTAAGGTAGATGACTACAATTACGTTATAGAGATTGCTCTTGCAGGATTCTCTGAACGTGATATCGAAGTTGAAGTGGCGGATGGAGTCATTTCTGTTCGTTCAAAAGAAGACAAAGATACTGACACTCCGGCGGAACGATGTTTTTCCAATAATCAGTATGTTCATAGGGGGATTGCCCAAAGGTCATTCTCCAAATCTTGGACTCTTTCTGATGACATGATTGTCAACGGAGCTGAGTTCCAGAACGGTCTTCTGAACATCAATCTGGAGAAAGTGGTTCCAGATGAAAAGAAACCACGTATCGTTCCAATCACAGTACCAAATGTGATTGAACATAAAAAGAAGTAATACACCTCTTCCCCTCACTAATATATACTTTAGTGGGGGGTTTTTATTTTTAATTATTCGTAGGAGAATATTATGTTACCACTTGCAGGAATGCTTTTCAATGTGGTTGCTGGATTAGTAGTTGATAAGGCGCAAGATCTAGCAGAAGAACACGTTGAAAAGATGTTAGACGATATACTTCCAGACAACGCAAAAAAAGAGTTAGACAAAATTATAAAGGGCGACAAATCTCATGTATTTAATAATGCAAAAGATGCTCTTAAAGGTGCAGTAGAAGGCAAACTTCCTGTACAGATGAAAGATGGAAAGTTTATGCCGATAGAAATGAAAGTCACTTTGAAATTCGATCCAAATACACAAAACTTAGAAATATTGAACAGGGAGTAATTATTATGTACATGACGAAGAATTTTTCATATTTTGAAATGATCAAAAGTTCTACTGCTGATCGGTTGGGGGTATCAAACGCCCCCACTACTGAACACGTTATTAATTTGGTCAATCTTTGTAATTTTATATTGCAACCAGTAAGAGAAGAGTTCGGGCCAATTCGGATTAATAGCGGTTATCGTTCACCTACATTGAACGCAAAAGTTGGCGGATCTAAGACAAGTCAACATTGTAATGGTGAGGCCGCTGATTTTGAATCATCCAGAATTTCTAATCCAAATCTTGCAGCATGGATTGCTAAAAATTTAGATTTTGATCAACTTATTTTAGAGTTCTATGATGGGAAAGATCCAAATAGTGGATGGATACATTGTTCTTATAAAAAAGATGGAACTAATCGTGGAAAGACACTGACCGCATTAAGAATCAGAGGGAAGACACAATATAAAAATGGTCTACTCTCTTAATATTGGAAAGAGAATATGAAATATGTGTGGCTTATTTACTTGCAATTTTTATTTGTTATAGGACAATTTAACAGGAGAAAGAATTGGATTGACAAACACATCTTAATATGTTATAATGAATTAGATAAGTTAAAAGTGAACTATATTAAATATCACAATTTTGATGAAAAAGAATAGATGAGTTTTTATACCAATGTACACCGCCTAGGAAATAATATTTTATTTCGTGGCATCTCCAACGATGGCCAAAGATTCAAAGATCGTGTAGAGTATCAACCCACACTCTATATTCCTACCAAAGAAAAAACTAAATTTCGGACACTTGAAGGAAAACCAGTTGGAGAAATTCAACCTGGCAACATGAAAGAGTGTAGGGAATTTATTGCCAAATATAAAGAAGTAGACAACTTCAATATTTACGGCAATGATAAGTTTGAGTTTTCTTTTATTGCAGAATACTTTCCAGAAGAACATATTGAATATGATTTCTCACAGATTCGTATTGCATATCTTGATATTGAAGTGGGTTCGGAAAATGGATTTCCAGACATTGAAACTGCAAATGAAGAAGTAACTGCCATTACAGTTAAGATAGATAGGAAGTGTTATGTTTTCGGTAGAGGTGAATTTGTTCATGATAGGGAGAATGTTTTTTATTTTCGATTCGATAGTGAACGAGCATTACTTCAAAAGTTCTTTGAAATGTGGGACAAGGAATCACCAGATATT